AAGCTAATCCTGATCGCCAGTATGCATCACAACAATCTTTCATCCGCCCATTAGTAATTGGCGCTATTGGTAAGAAGAAAATATCATATGATGAATTGCCATTTAGCGCTTCACAAAAAGATGTATCAACTGGATTTGAAAAAGCAACTGGTGTAGTTACACCATCTCAAGATCGTGGTTCAAAATTTGGACGCGATATTGAATATACAGCTGCTACTCAATCTAACCCAGACTATATGCTTCCTGCTGATCGTGCTGCATTAGCTGCTAAAACATTGGATTACAAACGTGCTCGTGAATCATATCGTAAAGCCGATAGTGCGGATGCAAAACAACAATATATTGATAAAATGCAGAAAATGGTAGATAACGATGATGAGTTAGGACAAGAAATTTCTCAACAATATGTTGATGGAATGATCCAAACACAAGATCCAGTTACTTTAGGATTAGCTAAAAAATTCCGTATTACTAAAAAGAAATATGGTATACCTAAAATTTCTGATAAAGAAACTAGAGATGCAGCTGCCGTTGTTGGCGCTGAAGACGACGAAGAAGTATAAAATTTTTCATAATAATGTTTGTTTAATGTAGAATGGTCCGCTTTTAGCGGACTTTTCTCTTCTTATATATTTATATACAAAATTATATTATGAGTGAAACAAATATAAAGGATGTAATTAGATCAGAATACGTTAAATGTCTAACTGATCCTATCCACTTTATGCGTAAGTACTGTATGGTACAACATCCAACTAGGGGACGTGTAAATTTTAACTTATATCCATTTCAAGAACAAGTATTGAAATTGTGGTTAAAGAATGATTATACAATCATTAATAAATCACGTCAATTAGGTATATCAACATTAGCTGCTGGTTTTTCATTATGGACAATGTTATTCCATAAAGATAAAACAGTATTATGTATTGCCACTAAGCAATCAACAGCTGTAAACATGGTAGATAAGGTACAATTTATGTACCAACAATTACCAGCTTGGCTTAGAGGTAAAGAAAAACCCGATTCAAATAATAAACTATCATTAAAATTATCTAATGGATCCCAGATTGTAGCATCATCTGCTGCTTCCGATGCTGGTCGTTCATATGCTGTATCATTACTATTAATTGATGAGGCCGCCTTTATTGATGGGATTGATCGGATCTATACATCAATTAAACCTACAATTTCAGCTGGTGGTAGGTGTGTAGCATTATCTTCACCAAATGGGGTAGGTAATTGGTTTCACAAAACATGGGTAGGCGCTTTAAATTCAGAAAACTCATTTCTACCAATTAAATTACCTTGGGATGTACATCCTGAACGCGATAATCAATGGTTTGAAAATGAACAGGCCAATATGGGTGCTCAAGAAATCGCCCAAGAATATGAATGTGACTTTTTAGCTTCGGGTAATAACGTTGTAACAAATGATATTTTAGAATATTATGAAAAAAATTATGTAATAGATCCCGTTGAAAGACGTGGTATGGCCGGAGACTATTGGATATGGGAATACCCAGATCCATCTGAAACATATGTAGTAAGTGCTGACGTTGCTCGTGGTGATGGAAGTGATTATTCAACATTTCATGTTATAGCAACTAAATCTCATAGACAAGTAGCTGAATTTAAATCTAAAATTAGTACTCGGGAATTTGCAAATAATTTAATAACAGCAGCTACTGAATATAATTCAGCACTGTTAGTAGTTGAGAACGCAAATATTGGGTGGGATGTTATTAATTCAATCACTGAACGTGGGTATACAAATTTATATCATTCACCTAAAGGTGGTGATATGTCGATTGATAATTTTGTATATAAAATGGAAAATGACCAAACAATCCCAGGTATAACAAATAAATCTACAACACGTCCATTATTTATTTCTAAATTAGAATCTTCATTACGTAGTAAAGAATTCATATTCAGATCTAAACGTACGTTAGAGGAATTAAGAACATTTATTTGGCATCATGGTAAGGCACAATCACAATCTGGGTATAATGATGACTTGGTAATGGCATTATCTTTTGGTTTATATGTTAGAGATACAGCATTAGTTTACCACCAAAATGGTATAGATATGACTAGAGCAACATTAAATAATATTAATGTCGCATCATCAGGTATTAGCTCAGGAACATATATGGAACAAAATCCATGGCAAATGAAAGATGGGCATGGAAATACTTACGATCTAAATTGGCTAATGTAGTGTTCCTCATTATATTCGATATTTATAACATATACTACATATTGAGTAGCACAAAATAATATGGCAATAGATACTTCGCTTTTTGGGCGATTAAGAAGATTATTTTCCACTGATGTAATCATCAGAAATGTAGGTGGTAATCAGTTACGCACAATTGATGTTGATCGTTTACAAACATACGGTAACATTCAAACAAACTCATTAATAGATAGATTCAATAGAATCCATGCTGGTAATTCAAAACTAGCATATACTCCATTAATGAATTATCAGACATTACGTACTTCACTCTACACGGACTACGAAGCAATGGATACAGATGCTATCATTGCCTCAGCGTTAGATATTATAGCTGATGAGGCTACTCTAAAAAACGAGCAGGGTGAAGTACTACATATTAAATCTCCAAACGATAAAACACAACGTGTACTTTATAATTTATTTTATGAAGTTTTAAACGTAGAATTTAATCTATGGGCGTGGGTTAGAACAATGTGTAAATACGGAGATTTTTACCTACATTTAGATATTGCAGAAAAATTTGGTGTATATAATGCACTTCCATTCTCTGTGTATGATGTTCAACGTGAGGAAGGATCTAATCCAAATAATCCATCATATGTAAGGTTCAAAATTAATATGAACCAATCATATGGATACGCTACAAATACAAATAGAGATGATTATTTTGAAAACTATGAAATAGCTCACTTTAGATTAATTTCGGACCCATCATATTTACCTTATGGTCGTTCATATCTGGAACCAGGTCGTAAAATATTTAAGCAATTAAATCTAATGGAAGATGCGATGTTAATTCACCGTATCATGAGAGCGCCTGAAAAGCGTTTATTCTATACTAACGTTGGAAATATTGCTCCAAACGAGGTAGATGGATTTATGGAGAAAATGAAACAAAAGATCAAGAAGACTCCATACATTGATCCACAAACAGGAGATTACAACTTAAAGTATAATATGATGAATCTAACGGAAGATTTTTATCTACCGATTAGAGGAAACGATACAACAACTCGTATCGATACATTAAAAGGATTAGAATATACAGCAATCGAAGACGTATCTTACTTACGTGATAAATTATTTGCTGCATTACGCGTTCCAAAAGCATTCTTAGGATACGAAAAAGATTTAACTGGTAAAGCTACTTTAGCGTCTGAAGATATTCGTTTTGCTCGTACAGTAGAACGTATACAACGTATTGTTGTATCTGAATTAACTAAAATTGCTTTAGTTCACTTATATACACAAGGATTTGATGATGCTGAATTAACGAATTTTGAATTATCGTTAACTACACCATCTATTATTTATGAGCAAGAAAAAATTGCTCTATGGAAGGAAAAAGTTGAATTAGCTGGTAATATAATGGACAAATCATTATTACCTACTGATTGGATTTACCAAAATATATTCCACTTCTCAGAAGATCAATACGCTGAATATCGCAATCAAACGATTGAAGATAAGAAACGTGCATTCCGTATTTCACAAATCGAAAACGAAGGTAATGACCCAGTTGATTCGGGTACATCATTTGGAACGCCACATGATTTAGCTTCATTATATGGTAAAGGCCGTTACGGTGAAGTACCTATTGGCTATGATGAAAAAGAAGCAGGACGTCCTGAAGAAAAAGTATCTGATTATGGAACACAAGATCACGCATTGGGCAAAGATCCAATCGGTTCAAAAGGTATGCATGAGCCATTAAAATCTGCTGCTGGTACTGGTGCTACTTGGACATTAGAAAATGCTAGGATAGAATACTTAAAAAATAAGAAAATGTTAGAAAGTATTAATGTAAAGAAAACTAATGTATTCGAAGAACCTTCCATACTAAATGAATCAAATATTCAAGATATATAAACTAATCGATATTTATAACAGAGTAATACTAAGACATGTCTAAATTGAAAAATTCTAAATACAAAAATACCGGCATATTATTTGAGCTATTAGTGCGCCAAATTGCTAGTGATATTTTGTCTAATAAAGATCCACACGCGGCTACTTTAGTTAAAAAATACTTCTCTAACACAGAAATAGCTAAAGAACATAAATTATACCAAGCATTAATTAACGTAAAATCATTAGCCGAATCTAAAGCTGATAGCTTAGTTGAAACTATCTTAAAATTATCTGAAAAGTTAAATAAAACTGCATTACGTAAAGAAAAATACAACTTGATTAAAGACATTAAGGAAACTTATAATTTAGAAGATTTTTTTAAAGCTAAAATACACAATTATAAAATCAATGCTGCCATTTTTAATTTAATGGAAGCACATACTTCAACTGAATTTACTGATCCTAAAATCGTTATTGATAACCGAGTAACTTTACTTGAGTTTCTAACAAATAAGGCAGTAGATAAATCAGCAGTACAAGATCAAGTAATGGAAGAATATTCCAAACAAGATAAAGGTACTCGTATGATGATTTATAAAATGGTAGTTGAAAG